TACTCAATGAGTCTGCCAATGAAGATAAGAAAGAAAAACTTCTTGCTGCTTCGAGGAAATCAAAATGAAAACCTTTTTCCGTCAATGTTACATTGTTTTAAAAGGACTCGGTTACGCAAAAGCAGCAGCCGATCTTGCTCGCAATGGTAAACATAAAGAAGCACAGAAGTTAATGGCTGCTTATGGAGAATGTAAATGAATAACTGGATCCCTATGACTAATGATGATTGGGATTGGGTGAATGGATATACAACTCCAAACAAGTAAGCGATTGGGGAGGAAACTCCCCAATTTTCATTAGACTAAATAGTTTGATGAACAAAAAAGCAAGCGTATTTCCAAACATGGTAACATATGTCCCGATCCGAAGGAAGGATTGGATACTCAAGATTTCCATTTGGAAAGACAAGTCTATTTTGGTCGTATGTTATAATGTGTATACATTTAGCACAGTAGTTAGAAACTTTGATAATGCAGATTTAGCTGCATCTTTTTTAGATTTTTTAGTTGAACAGGAAGAAATATAATGAATGATGTAAAAGTATTTAAAATGATTAATGGTGAAGAAATTATTGCTGAACTTTTCCTTTGGAAAGATGGATTATATGAATTGAAAAATCCTGCGCAAATAGTTCTTCAAAGATCCGATAAAGGTATGGGTGTTGCAATCGCTCCATATATGCCTTATGCTGATGGTAATGTAACCGTATACAAGAGTGCTATTGCAGCCGAATGTAAGCCCGATGTAAACCTCGTAAACGAATACAATAAGATATTCGGTTCAGGCATTCAAATCGCCCCTGCAAGTGTCCTTGCAACCCTCTAAATAGTGCTTGACTTTTATTATGAAATAGGGTATAATATATGTATACTCTAGGAGTTTTATTATGTTTATGTTTGATATCGAGACTCTTGATGCCGAGTCAACAACAGTAATTCTATCAGCATCCATAATCCATTTTGAAATAGGTGAGCAATACACCTATGAAGAACTGCTCGCTCGAGCATTATTTGTTAAGTTCGACGCAAGAGAACAAATGGAAAAATTCAAAAGAACAACAGACAAAGGAACACTTGATTGGTGGGCAGGAATGCACGACTATGTTAAGAAAACAAGTCTTGCTGTTTATAATACAGATATACCAGCAGTCCAAGGTATTAATGCTATCAAATCATACATGGCAAAATATCCTGAGAAAGATCAAACAATGTGGTCACGAGGTTCGTTAGACCAAATGGCGATTGATAGTTTATGTAAAGCAACTAAACAAGAACTGATTGCTCCATATTATGTTTGGCGTGATGTCAGAACTGCTGTTGACTTACTTACTGACACAGGTAAGGGTGGCTATTGTGACATCGTTCATCCAACATTTCAAAGACACAATGTAATTAAACACCATCCGACACATGATTGTGCCTTGGATATTATGATGCTAATTTATGGGAAATAAATGGAATTCTACACAAGCGTAGTTCAATATGGTAGTAAAATGCTTGTTCGGGGTTATGATAGTAATGGTAACTCTTTCAAGCATAGAGTTGATTATCAACCAACAATCTTTGTCCCATCTAAGACACCAACTGAATTTAAAACTCTTGAGGGTAAATTTGTAGCACCACTACAAGCTGGAACCATCAGAGATACCAAAGATTACATTGAACGATATAAAGAAGTTCAAGGATTTGAAATCTATGGTAACAACAATTTCGTTGCTCAATTTATCAGCGATAACTATCGTGGTGAAATTATTCCAGACACTGACAAGATTAAAGTCCTTACTATTGACATTGAAACTGCCACAGAAAATGGATTCCCCGACATTCCAACTGCGAATGAAGAGATCCTTCTAATCACACTTCAAGATAATAAAACAAAAGATATTATTACCTTTGGTAGAAAACCAATCGGTAATGCTGGCGATGTTGACTATCGTTGTTATGAAGACGAAGCAGCTTTACTTCGTGAGTTTATTTACTATTGGTCTGCTAACTGTCCCGATGTTGTGACAGGTTGGAATATAAACTTCTTCGACATTCCATATCTAATTCGCAGAATCTATAATGTTCTTGGTGAATCGTATGCTAAAAAGATTTCTCCTTGGGAATTGATTAGCGAACGCAAGGTTACCATGAAAGGTAGCGAAGAATTAACATACGACATTCAAGGTGTTGCTATGCTAGACTATCTAGATCTCTACAAAAAATACACCTATCAGGCTCAAGAGTCATATCGACTTGACCACATTGCCTTTGTTGAACTTGGTGATACTAAACTCGACCACAGCGAGTATGCTTCCTTTAAAGATTTCTATGAGAAAAACTGGAAGAAGTTCGTTGCCTATAACATTCACGATGTGAGACTTGTTGACAAACTTGAAGACAAGATGAAACTCATTGAACTGCAGTTGGTCATGGCTTATAATGCTAAGATTAATTATGAGGATGTGTTCAGTCAGGTTCGTATGTGGGATGCTATCATCTATAATCATTTGCGTGACAGTGGTGTAGTAATTCCTCAGAACTCTGGTAACAAGAAGTGGGACAAGTTTGAAGGTGCTTATGTTAAAGATCCATTGATTGGTTTACATAAGTGGGTAGCTTCCTTCGACTTGAACAGTCTATATCCTCACTTGATTATGCAATATAATATCTCACCTGAAACTATGTTAGAGGGTAGAGAAACTGTAACAGTTGACTATCTTCTTGAACAAAGATTTGATACAAGTAACATTAAAGAACGAAATGTTGCTATGACTGCGAATGGTGTTTGCTATCGTAAAGATAAACAAGGGTTTATGCCTGAGTTGATGGGAAAAATGTATGCCGACCGAAGCAAATACAAGAAACAGATGTTGAAGATTGAACAGGAATATCAAAACGATAAGTCTAAGAAACATCTTCTAAAAGAAATCTCTCGACTCAATAACCTACAGATGGCAATGAAGATTGCTCTAAACTCTGCTTACGGTGCTATGGGTAACCAATACTTCCGCTACTTTGACTTGCGAATGGCAGAGGGTATTACGACTTCTGGTCAGTTGTCTATTCGTTGGATGGCCAACAAACTAAATGCTTTCATGAACAAGACCATGACAACTAAGAATAAAGATTATGTTATTGCGATTGACACCGACTCAATCTATCTAACACTCGAAACTCTAGTAGAGAAAACTTGTGAGGGTAAGACAACTGAACAGAAGATTAAGTATATGGATAAAATCTCTGAGGAAGTTTTCCAACCATTCATCGACAAAGGTTATCAAGAACTTGCGGATTATATGAATGCATATTCTCAGAAGATGCAAATGAAACGAGAAGTGCTTGCCGACAAGGCAATCTGGACTGCTAAGAAACGCTACATTATGAATGTCCATAATTCTGAGGGTGTTCAATTTGCCGAGCCGAAGATTAAGGTTATGGGTCTAGAGATGGTTAAGTCTTCCACTCCACAAGTAATTCGTAACAAACTTAAAGACTCTATCAAAGTTATTCTTGATGGCGACCAAAGTAAACTGCACAAATATATTAACGAATTCCGTGAAGAATTTAATAAGTTGTCTGTTGAAGAGATTTCTTTCCCAAGAACTGTAAATGGAACAAGGGAATATAAAGCAAGTTCTACAATCTATCGTAAGTCCACACCAATCCATGTTCGTGGTGCTTTATTGTTTAATCACTATATTAAAGAGATGGGATTAGAAAAACAATATCAACCTATCCGTGATGGCGATAAGATTAAATTCGTGTATCTTAGAACACCTAACAGAATACAAGAGGATATTATTTCCTTCGCTCAGGAATTGCCCAAAGAATTAGACCTACATAGATTTATAGACTATGATAAACAATTTCAAAAGGTCTTCCTTGACGCACTCCAGATTGTCATTGAACCTTTGAGATGGAATGTTGAAGAGCAGTCTACTCTGGAGGATTTCTTTGGATAACATAAGAATTATAAAAACAGGTATTAATATTGGTAAAATATTAAACCAACTTAAACAGTATCCTGAAGATTGGGGTGCTGAGAAAAATATTGAGGGAACAAGCAATGTTCAAAATGAATTTGGCTTTCCTGAGATTAAAGCAGGTGTTTTGCAATTAGTTATGGGTGCAGTTGATAGACCTGACCAATATGTTGGCGACACTGAACATTGTGTTAAAACTCCAGCATATAACAAACACACAGAAGTAGTGGCATTTCTTAAGAGAAACTTTAAACGATTTTCCCGTTGTGGTTTCTTGTCATTGCCAGTCGGTGGTAAAGTTGGACAACATATTGACATAGGTAGTTATTATCAAACGAGAGATAGATACCATTTGGCAATACAAGGAAGATACAAATATACAGTTGGCAATGAATCCTACATAGTTAATCCAGGAACATTGTTATGGTTTAATAATAAACTACCACATGGAACTGAGAATGTTGGTGATGAAGTAAGAGTTACTTTTGTATTTGATGTACCACATAGCAAGAATAATCCTTGACTTGCAAACATATACATAGTATAATAATAGTAGTTACTTGGAGAACATATGAGCATATTAGATAAAATTAAAAAGAATTCTACAATTAAGAATTCAGATATTCTTTCCCAATCAAAATTCTTCACAAAGAAGGATATGATTCCAACTACAGTGCCAGTTATTAATGTGGCATTGTCAGGTCGTTTAGATGGTGGACTTACCCCAGGAGTTACAATGTGGGCTGGTCCATCAAAACATTTTAAAACTGCTTTCAGTTTGCTGATGGCAAAATCTTACATGGACAAATATGAAGATGCTGCTTTATTATTTTATGATTCAGAGTTTGGCACTCCTCAGTCTTACTTTGATAGTTTTGGTATCGACACAGACAGAGTTATTCACACCCCACTCACTAATGTTGAGGAATTAAAATTTGATATTATGAAACAGCTTGAGGGTGTTGAGCGTGGCGACCATTTGATTATCGTCATTGACTCCATCGGTAATCTGGCTTCTAAGAAAGAAGTTGAAGATGCTCTTGAAGGTAAGTCTGTTGCCGATATGAGTCGAGCAAAACAGATGAAGAGTTTGTTCCGTATGATTACACCACACTTAAACTTAAAGGATATTCCTTTGGTTGTTGTTAATCACACCTACATGGAAATTGGTATGTTCCCGAAAGCCATCGTTGGTGGTGGAACAGGTTCTTATTATTCAGCTGACAATATTTTTATTATTGGTCGTCAGCAAGAGAAAGAAGGAACTGAAGTTGTTGGATATAATTTTATCATCAATGTAGAGAAGTCAAGATATGTTAAAGAAAAATCTAAAATTCCTGTTACTGTATCTCATGATGGTGGTATCAGTCGTTGGTCTGGTCTACTTGACATTGCTCTTGAGTCAGGACATGTTATCAAACCAAGTAATGGTTGGTATCAAAAGGTAGACAAAGAGTCAGGTGAGATTGATGAAAAGAAATATCGTATCAGAGATACAGATACTAAAGATTTCTGGATGCCAATCCTTATGCAAAAATCATTTGTTAATTTTGTGAAAAACAAATATCAAGTTGCAACAACAGACATTCTCAACATGAAAGATGAGGATATTGACAAAGAACTTGCAGAATTAGATGACGAAGAATGAATGTAAGACCACATAAAACTCTTGAAAAAGATGGCGTCGTTGCGATGCAATTGACAGAGGGAGAGTTTTCAGGTATAATATTCTCATATGGTAGAGTTTCCTTTGAAGAAAAACCTGAGGAAGATCGACTTAAAGTTAATTTTGATTATGAAGTACATAATGACCATGGTAGAGAATATGACAAGGTTGCCTTTGAGAAGGAACTTGGAGATTTTCTAATAGAATTGGTTATCTATGGTGCCGATAAAAATAATTTAGTATACACAGGCGGAGTTGATGAGAATAGAGAAAACAATATTATCGAATCTGATTCACAATGAAGAATTCTGTCGTAAGGTAGTTCCATTTTTAAAGACTGAGTATTTCTCTGATCGCAAAGAAGCAGTTATTGTATCAGAGTTAATTAAATTCTTTATTGATTATAACAAACCTGCCACGGCAGAAATTCTGGCAATTGAGATTGGGAATAGAACAGACTTAAATGATAAAGATATTCCCGAATTAGAAGTTTATATTAATGATTTGACAAGTAAAGAAACCAATGTAGATTGGCTTCTTGGTGAAACTGAGAAGTTTTGTAGAGATAAGGCAGTTTATAATGCGATTTTACATTCAATCAAAATCATTGATGGTGGAGATAAAGTCAACACAAAAGATTCAATTCCTTCTATCCTTTCTGATGCTCTTGCCGTCTCTTTTGATAATCATGTCGGTCATGATTATATCGAAGATTATGACGAACGCTATGACTTCTATCATAGGATTGAAGAAAAGATTCCATTCGACTTAGATATGTTCAACAAAATTACCAAAGGTGGACTCTCAAAGAAAACCTTGAATGTAGTTTTGGCTGGCACTGGTGTTGGTAAATCTTTGTTTATGTGTCATGTGGCAGCATCAACTTTAATGCAAGGTAAGAATGTTCTCTATATTACTATGGAGATGGCTGAGGAAAGAATCGCTGAGCGTATCGATGCCAACTTAATGAACATTGGTATGGACGAACTGAAGGTAATCGACAAAGATTTATACTCAAGTCGTTTCAGTAAGGTATCTAAAAAGACTCAGGGTAAGTTAATCATTAAAGAATATCCAACAGCAGGTGCTCATGCTGGACACTTTAAAGCATTGATGGAAGAATTAAAACAAAAGAAAAAGTTTGTTCCTGACATGGTAATTATTGACTACTTGAATATTTGTTCTTCTTCTAGAATGAAGCAAGGGGCGAATGTAAATTCTTATACATATATTAAGAGCATCGCAGAAGAGTTGAGGGGATTGGCAGTTGAGTATGCAGTTCCTATCTTATCAGCTACACAAACAACTCGATCGGGATTCTCTAACACAGATGTAGAACTAACGGACACTTCTGAATCGTTTGGTTTACCAGCAACAGTTGACTTTATGTTTGCTTTGATTTCTTCAGAAGAACTTGAAGCATTGAATCAACTATTAGTGAAACAATTGAAGAATCGTTATGGCGATCCTGCATATTACAAAAAGTTTGTTATTGGGGTTGATCGTTCTAAGATGAAACTGTATAATCTTGAAGCACAGGCTCAGCAAAATATTTCTGAATCTGGCCAAGATACTGGACCAGTTTTTGATAAGAGCGATTTTGGTAAACGAGTTAAAGCAGAAGAATTTGAAGGATTTAAGTTTTAGGAGAAAGTATGGTAAAGACAATTGTGGCGGATAGAAAATATGACTGCACAGACTTGGTGGGGAAGTTTCTAGATGAGAGACATTATGATATTTTGGTTGAAGAAGACTGCGATGTTTATATGCCACTTCCCCCAGGAACTGAAGAAGTTTATGGAGAAGATAGGATCGTTTTTAAATTCCGTAAAAACTTTTTCACGCAAGAAGAACAGCAAATGGCTTATCAAGGATTACGCGAAGCAGCAACCCGAACAGAAAACAGGGGTATTGCGTCGGGCATCAAAGAAGGTGTAATCGCAACTGACGAAGGTCGTGAGTGGGTAACCAACTATCAAGATGAAATGACATCAGCATTGATTGCCAATAGAAATGCTTCACTTGATGAGACAGATGTTATTGATGCTATTCGTGCCAAGTATCCAACACTTGAAGATAAAAAGCGTGCTGGTGGTGCAGGTAAAAATAATGTATGGGTAATCTCTAGATATCGTGGTGGTAAATTTGACTTTGAAGCATGGTTAGATTCTATTAAACCATTGAATCGCGAAGAGCGAGCAAAGTCCACTGAAGAAGTTATGACCATGATGAGTCTAACTACCTATGGTACTGCTGTTAATTCAGGTATCGCTGGTTGGTTTGACAGATATCCTCGTATTCCTTATGGTCGTGCCACTTCTTATACTGCTAATAGTTTTGATAAGTTTAAGATGTCTTATCCATTCCTACAACACTTGGCTAAAGGTTTTAAAGATTTGTTACCTTGGCGTTATAATAACCAAATGGAAGCAGCAAGTAAAGTAGATCCAGCATTCTTGGTTCCAGAAACTCCATTCACAACTATCACTGTGAATAAAACATTTAGAACTGCAGCACACTATGATGCTGGTGATTTGAACACTGGTTTATCCAATCTATTGACATTATCAAATGATGGTAACTACACAGGTGGATATTTGATTGCACCTGAATATCGTGTAGCAGTGAATGTTCGTCCAGGAGATTTGCTTCTGATTAACAATCACGAAGTTATGCATGGTAACACTCCTATTGAATGTGCCGAAGGTTCTGAGCGTGTATCATTGGTAGTTTATTTCCGTGAGAAGATGCTTGAGTTGGGTTCTAAACAATATGAAGATTGTCGATATGACTATGTTGAATCTCGTCGACTAAATCCTGAGCATCCTGAACAAAGAAAACT